AGGTAACCAACCTCTTCTGATAGAACTCGTTCTGTCTGAAGATCATAAACTCGGGGGCTGTGAGGAGAAATCTTCACAGCCCTCTTCCTTTTCCCTAAATAACAGTAATGACCGTACCGAAGATTCCTGATGACATTGTTCCGGGCAGTCTTAATCGTCAGCCCATAAACACAAACCCTGCGTTTGCAACAAACTTTCGGCTGATGATTCCGAAAGTACGCAGCGGAGTATTCTTTTGTACGGAAGTTTCATTCCCATCATTGACGATGGAACCCGTTCGTGTTACCGTGCCTTTTGCGACAACCATCAAATTCTTTGGAAACAAAATAGAACATGGTGAACTGAGTGTGAAGTTCTTGGTTAATGAGGACTTCAGCAATTGGTTTGAGATGTCCGATTGGTTCAGAAAGTCATTGAACTACTATGGATTCTTCAAAGATGGGTCTCAAGCAAGGATGTTGAACCTGATTGCAGATTCCGGGCAGTTGCTAATTCTGAACAACAAAAAGAATCCTGTTTCCCGGGTTCTGTTTGATGGATTGATGATCACGGGATTGAGCAATATTCCCATGAACTCTGCGGTCGCAGATGCACCATACATCACCTGTGACGCAACCTTCCAATTCACCGCATATGACATCAAGGATCCCTGATGGCTAGTCCCGATGTGAAAAATTGGTTGCCGCAGTTGGAGAACTTCGGCTCTTTGGCAAACAACCCAAAGAACATAAATCTTGCGACAAGCACGAACTTTCGATTCGTCTGTGAAAAGGTTCCGAATGTCACATATTTTTGTACATCGGTGAACACACCGAGCCTGTCATCGCAACCGACATCCTACAATCACTTGTTTGCCGCAAACGACATCAAGTTTCCCGGCGGCAGGGCATCGACAGATATCTCGTTGCGATTCATCATCAACGAGAATTTCTCAAACTACATGGAAATGGTGAAGTGGATGCGTTCGGGTGTTCCATACCGAGACTTTAAGGAAATAGTGCCCGAGTACCGTGGAAATGTCAATCACGGAAAGTTGTTCTTTCTCAACAACAAGAAGAACCCCATATTGATGATGACATTCTCAAACCTGATACCTACTCAGATTTCTGGATTTACTCTGACAACTACCGAAACAGAACCAAGTGTGCTGACAGCAACGGTCAACTTTGTATTCGACACATTTGATACTGTCAAGATTTAAGGTCTTGGCTTTCGGGGCGACAACGGCTTAATCGAACCCTTGGCTGACGATCCATATCGTCCATCCGACCCCTTCATTGGAGATGCCGGTTGGCGTGGTTTTGATGGCTTTACATTAGAATTTCTTCTTGGCATAATCAATCACCCTTTCTTGATGCCCGTGAAACGGACATGCAGTTCATTTCCACGGTGTTGCAAATTCATAAGCACTTCTTCCCATCCCTTTTCACGCAAACGATTGCAATCTTTCATTGTCATATGGCAAAGAAGTGTCGGGGGCACTTCATTTCCCATCTTGTAGACCATCGTTGTGATGTATTCACGCTTGGATGGATTCTGCGAGAACATAAGAGTGTTTATGTGCCGGAACCTGGTTAAATACATTCGTCACTTGGCAATTCATAAGATTTTATGAACTGCATGAATTGGATGATTCGTAGTAACCAATGGAGACAAGATCATGAAAGCAATCCTATCGATTCTCGCAAGCCTGATGATGCTCGGTGGTGGGGACATTCGCAAGGCACAGCCACAACCACAGCCGCAGCACAGCATCGACACTTTCTTCGTGCAATGGAAGGAGGGCGTAGACAAGGATTCGATCCTATCTGACATCGCAGGGATCGAAAGCGCAGATCACTACTCGCACATCCCGAATCTCACGCTCGTCAACATGGACAGCATCGATTCGATGCATGATGCAATCGCTGCGCTGACCATGAACCCGAACATCGAATTCGTGGAGGAGGATCGTGTGTTCATCGCCACTCGGCATGAGGTGATTCCGAACGATGCGGGCTTCTCGCAATGTTGGGGACATCGCAATACGGGACAATCAGGCGGGGTCATCAACTTCGACATGAACACCACGAATGCATGGTCGATCACGAAAGGGTCGCCAACGATTCGTATCCTTGTCTTTGAAACGGGCATACAGCAGGATCATCCTGACATCAACCAACAGGCGGGTCGTGACTTCACCACAGGTGCCACAAATGGCATCTTGGGTGGGGGGCCTGCCAACCAATGTGACAATCATGGCACTTCCGTTGCGGGGTGCATCACGGGCATCATCAACAACTCAATCGGCACCGTAGGAGTTGCGCCTGACTGCAAGGTGATATCGGCAAAGGTGGGAACGGCAGTCACCCCGTGCAATGGATCATGGCAGGGACAGACATCATGGACGGTCAATGCAATCAATTGGGGCATCGCAAACGGCGTTCGTGTCACCAACAACAGCAATGACTATGGCACGGCATCGACCGCCATGACGAATGCATACATCGCTGCACGGAACGCAGGGGTAGTCAACTTCGCAAGTTCAGGAAACTCGGGCAACACCACAATCGGCTTTCCTGCCCGTTCATCGGGAGTGATTGCAGTCGGGGCATCGAATCGCAGCGGACAGAAGGCATCGTTCTCCTCATATGGCAGCAAACTGGCATTCGTTGCCGCAGGGCAGTCGATCTACACTACGGATCGAACGGGAACGAATGGATATGGATCGGGCGACTATACCACAATTGATGGCACATCATTCTCATCCCCATATGCGGCAGGGGTAGCCGCCCTGATTCTGTCGGTCAATCCTTCCCTTTCGGCAGCACAGGTGGAGTCGATCATGCAGTCCACATGCCGTGACATGGGAACGGTCGGTTATGACACCCTGACGGGGTGGGGGATGCTCAATGCCGATGCAGCAGTCCGTGCAGCACAGCCACAGCCATGCCCCGCAGATAGCACGGGTGACAGGGCGGTTGATGGGAGCGACTTGGGAAGGCTTTTGTCCTCATGGGGAACACCCCAAAATGATTTGAACGGGGATGACACCACGGATGGAAGTGACCTAGGCATACTGCTCTCTGCATGGGGTGCATGCCCATAAATACAGATATGAAATCGATATGTAATCCTATCCTTTCGGCATGCCTAGTTGCCATTTCAATCTCGGGATGCAAGACGATACCGAATGTCGAACCGTCCACGGGAGCATCATCCGTAGCACTCAACTCGGTCGTTGACAACACCAATGACCATATCTCTAACATCAAGCGGGATGCACAGGAGATCAAGACCGATGCGGCAGGGGTATTGCTGACCAAGAACAACAGCCCACAGCAGATAGTCACGCAGATACAGGCAAATGCCGACAACATCATGGAATCTGCCGATTCCATCGTCAAGGAGAACGGCAAACTCAAAAAACTGACAGCCGAAGTGACCAAGTTGGAGAAGTCGCTCACCAATTTGCAGATAGCAAACGAAGAAGCACGGCTATCTGCATTGGAACGCCTCTACGGATACATCACTCTCTTTTGGGTGCTTGGGTTCATTCTCATTGCGGCAGGGGCAGCGGTCGCCTTCTTCCTCAACAAGTCATATGGCGGAATGCTTGCACTCATCGGTGCCCTCATGCTCGGATTTGCGTCTGCATCGCATCGCTATCTTGATCAGATCGCTATGGTCGGGGCAATACTTTTGATTGCAGGATTCGTGGTTGCGGTCGGCATGATCGCATGGTCAACAATCAACAGCAAGCGCAACAGCACAGCCATCAAGGAGATCGTGGAGATGATTCAGATACTGAAGGAGACCATGACGGAGGACGAACAGAAACGAATCTTCGGTCCTGATGGTGTGGCTTCCAAGGTACAGTCAGACCTTACAAAAGAAATCATTGCCAAGATCAAGGAAAAGAATGGGTTCAACAAATTGGAAGAGGCGAGAAGGCTATTGAATGAAAACAAGCCCGCTGAAACTCCGAACTCATAAATAAGGCGAAGAATACTATGGAGCAATTCTAACAAAGGAATCAAATGGCAACATACCTATGGGTTGGCGGATATACGGGATTCACAGGAACAAACAGCGGATGGTCTGGACAATATGGCGGCCAGACCGCCGTACCGGTTTGGATAAGTGTTGTTTCTGGAGCAACGAGCCAGCAAGGTGATATTTTCTTCGCACCATATGCATGGAATCTTACAAACAACTGGCGTGTTCGTGTTTCTTTGACAGGAAATTCTTTTGGTTACATTGCTGCAACAGGTACACCGGCATCGGCGGATACCGTTTTGTTTGGCGGTGTCACTAGCGGAACAGGAATTGGTATCGGACAGTACAACATATCCTGCTTGTATGGTGGGCTTTCCGGTGATGGACCTTTGTCATATGGATCGGGAACAGGTTCCACGGGATGGTCGAATGGAACAACTGCAAATCGTTATGGCGATGTGGACATTAATATTTCCCGAACATTCAAGCCAACGGCTGGTGCGCCACATGGACTTCGTACAGGAGAAATTGGTGTAGGAGAAACGGGAACGAACGACTTTAGCCTTTATTTCCCGTTACGAGTTCGCACAAGGGGCGTACACCATGATGACTCCTCATCATCGCTATCAAGCCCAATAGTACACATTTCACTCAAGAATCTTAGTACATCAACAAATGCTTACTACTACAGCAGCAATATGTTTGGAACAACGGGTTCAAACAATACTGTATTGAGCGGAACATGGACTTACATCACTCAAAATGCAGGTTCATTGTTCTTGACTGATTGCACAACCACATGGTTGTATGTTGCAGAAAAGATTAATCAGTTGGTTACCGACAATACCACAACGATGGAAACTGCCGTAATTCGTCCAACATTCTGCACAAATGGTGTCAGGGTTTTGGGAAGTATTAGTGGTCCTCTTGGAAGTTTGGAGATCAATGGATGGAGTAATCAAAATGAACTAACTAGTTTTGCAACGATTGGTGATTTTGGCAGCGGGACAAATCCCGTATTTACAACTTTCCTGTGTGCTGGTGGTACAGGCAGTTCAGGACAGGGACCAATCGTAAAATTGGCAACCGTTGAAGTTGAAAATTTCAAGGGCGACAGCGGAACTGTGATGGTACACCCCGATGTTACTCGGTATGACTATTGCATTCTTCGTGATGGTTATCTGCGAAATGGATTTACAATCAACATGAATCACCCAACAAATAACCTTTGGCAAAACTTTATGCTTGGCTATGCTCCAGAGGATCAAGGGCTGCGTATCGATGGTCCAAATGTTAATATCAAATGTTATCCAGGACAATCTCTTATCTCTGAGGCTGAAGGCGTGACTTACGCCTGATAGTTCAAACAATTTTGAACAACGGGGGGGACAAAAGTCCCCCCCGTTTCTTTTGTTATTGGACTACTGTCAGGATCGGTCTATACGGGCTGCTACAGTCGCTCCTGCCCACAAGGTGACAAACACCGAATGCAGCAGGACGGCTCCCCAGAAGCCAAATCCGTGGCTCCTAATCCACTCATAGACCCCTAGCCATGCTGCTGAAAGCAGGAAGGTGAATGGGAAGGTCACGATAATTCCTGCGATCATAATTAAGGTCTTTTCACGAATCGAAAGCGAACGAAACTTATTGGACATAATTATCAGAACCTTTCGTTTTCTTTTTGGGTGTCTGTCAGTTCCCATCCCTGATCGATCATCGCATTCCATACCTCACGGGCACATGGAACGCCGATACCCGCCCGTGAATCATCGTTGTTCAGTTTAAGAGTCCATTGACCGAATGTCGGGGTATCGACATCGATCATCGGCACGGGATCGTCCGGTCCCTGAAATCCCTCTCCCCAAATTGAGACATACTCTCCACCTCTCTTGCCTTGGAGAAAATCCTTGCGAAAGTGTACCCTCTTTTCGGGGTGCTTGTTCCATAGTAGTGTCCAAGTCATGTTAAACTCCTCTCAAGTTCATCTTTTCCATTCCTTCGCCTGTGGTGAAGTAGATGTGATCGAATACCTCAACGCACCAAGGAAGGCACTTCGGGCACGGGCGACTGATGCGCTCCTGCCCGAATCGATTGAATCGGAAATTCCACAGTTCAAGACCACGCCGATCTTCGCACTTGCGAAAGGCATCAAGTTCCGAATGCATCTCATCAAAGAGATATCCGTACTTCTTGGCAATTGGGTGGGTCTTCATATGATTGGTGCCAACGGCAAGCACCTTGCCACGATGGAGAACAATGCTGCAATGCCGCTTCGGGCGGTCGATGCGTAGGCAAATCTCTTTCGCCAACTCGTACATGTTGCAAGGACATTCAATCAGTCTCTGATTGCTTGCTGCCATTGATCGAACTCCTCTGCCGTCATGTTCATGAATGCTTCGTGCAAATCCTCGTACTCCTTGCGCCATGTGGTTCCTTGGGGCGAGTACGGTTCAATCGGCGGATAGGCATAGACCAAGCCTTCCAACTCATGAATGCGGTCTCTTGCCTCCTTGAGCAAGTCGGCAATCTGTGTCCTGCTGATCTCCTCCATGCCACCACGAATGGCACGGTGGGTCGATGTCAATCGATCAACGATATGAATCGGGGTCATCGTCCTGTCGGTCCGTTGGGGTCTTCGATGTAGTGATCGCTGCCAACAGCCTCACGATTGACGGCATTGACCTGATGCTTTACTTCATCATTCAATTCCTTGATGTACAACTTCAGGGCTTCCTCTGCGCTCCTGCGAGACACATATGCCATGCTTGGATGCTGCTCGGTCTCATCCCAAAAAATCCATCCACCATGACGGGGGCTGTAGAAAATCGGATCGCCGCTGCCACGCTTTGAGTCGCCCTTCTGATTGATTTCATGCAGCCACTCGGTATGGCAGCGAACCATGTCGTTCGCATCACACTCCATGGGGAAATGCTTGAGCAGTTCCCGTGCCCTCTTGCGAATTGCAAGCGGAACCTTGGTCTTCTGCGAATCCATCAACGAGAAAAGAAATTCCCGTGTGTTGTTGATTGCGATGTACTGTTCGTATGGAAGAGTCATGTTATGCGGGGGGAGTTCCCCCGCCGCACCATGCCTAAAACCTGTTTAGCCTCGCATGGTCGAGGGTGGCTAGATTCGAACAAATCGAATCAGGGAACGAATCCTCTTCGCCACAGTTTGTTTGACGAGATCGTAACTTAAGTATACGCATCAGTCAAGTCGGAACTTACGATTTTAATCATGCCTGTAGGGCATAGTTGGTGCTGCTAGTGGTCTGATCGTAGGAATTGGTTGAATAATTCCATTGAGGAACATTCGGCGTTACCGCTATGGGAATATTCGGGTGAAGATTGAACTTCTTGCCGGGGTACTCATTTTCGAACTCGGTAGGACGCATCTGATATTGACCGTCTTTGCAGAGAGCGTCCCAAATAGCCCGTGCATCTTCCTTGTTCGTGAGCATGTTGTTCTGCGTCACGATCCGACCCAATGAGGATGGCTTGAGTGGAAGATATGCATCAGGCATAGAACCGGGATGAATCTTCATCAACGGCATGATGACAACGATGTTGCCTAGGTTGCTGACACAGAATGCAACAAGCATCGGTGAACCGAACTGATTGCTTCCCGTGAGGAAGTAGTAGACCCATTCAGG